AGAAGAATTATTGTATAAAGTAAATGGTGATTTGTTAGATGGAAAGTTTTATACAATAACCTCGGAATTTTATGTCTTTATTAAGAATCTTAAAGATATTTATCTTCATGAAGAAATTGCCCATGAAATGGTAATAAAGTATCTTCGCACACTAAGTCATGATAGTTATATTAATGACATTAGAGGTATTTGTGATAGTTATCAGAGATATTTTACTGAAGATGTATTTTATAGTGCAGTCAAGTTATTAAGTGATATCAATTCATGTAATTATTCTAGCGTAGCAGTTATCAATTTTATTCGAGAATTAAATGAAATAAAATCTGATGTAGAATCCGATATAAAAATATCTTCTATTATTAAAAATTTCATTCGTAGTTTATTAGTAACTGCCAATGTTGATAAATTCACACATGCTAAAATACTTGAAGATTTTGAAGAGATTATTAAAAATGAAATTAATCCAGAAGATGAAGAATTATTGGCTAATGAATCTTTCTTAGAATTTCCAGAAGGATTATATAATCCATTTGAAGAACCTGTAGAAGAATCAGCAGAAGCTATGGAGGCATATAAGAAAGATAGTAAGAATATGCACGATATGCAGAATAAAATTTATGCTGCATATAAGAGTTATTCTAATGCTGAAGATAAAGTTGATAGTCAGATTTCTAAAGCCGTTACTGGTGCTAAGAAACTATTAGTAGGTGATACAAGAAAAGTTATCATTGAAGGTAAAGAATTTAGTGCACTTGGGCTTCTTAAGAGACTATTAGCTGGTGTTGCTGTTTTCTCATATAGTAAGATAGCATTTATAATTGGTATCGTTGCTAAGTATGCTTTAAAGAAATCTACTACTAGAGCTGAAAGACAGAAAATTCTTCTTGAACTTCAGGAAGAACTTGAAATCATTAATGAAAAGATTGATGATGCTAAAGGCGATGGTAATAGAAAAGCTAAGTATGCACTTATGAGAACTCGTAATGATTTACAGAATGCTATTACCAGAATTAAATATGGATTAGAAGTTGATAAGAAAGCATTATCTAATGCTAGAAAAGCAATTGAAAAGTAAAGAAGGTGAATGAAAAATGGGTAAAATGTCCTTTTATGATTTTCAATTAGCACTTGAAGCTGATGATATAACAGAAGAAGCAAGACAAATGAGAAGAAATACTGCAGCTAATGTTGACGATGAAGGCGATGAAAACCTCGATAATAGAGGCAATATAGACGATAATACAGATGATATCTTAGGAACTAATGAAACTCCAGAAGAAACTGAAGATGATCCTACAGCGGACGAAACTGAAGAAACTGCTGAAGAAGATCCAAATGCTGATCCAGCAGATGATGAGTTTGCTGATGAAGATATTGATGAATCTGGTGAAGATGAAACTCCAGAAGAAACTGCAGACGATATTAAGAAAAGAAAATTAAAAAAGAATATGATACTTTTCTATAATATCATATCATCTAATATTAATATCATATCTTCTACAGATATCATATCTGAAGACGAGGCTGTAAATAAAGTATATATTAACGTACAGCATCTTCTCATGGAATGTAAGCGCATTCTGTTTGAATATATTACAAATGACTTTAATAACGATTCATATGCTCAGGCTCTTAGGAAATACGTAAATATCAATAAGATCTACGATATTTGTATAAAGATGCTTGAGAATAATACAAAGAATGTCGAATTATTACAATCCGCTAAATTAAAGAAATCTAAAAAAATTAGCGTTTAAAACATAAAAACAATTATTATAAATTGGTATATTTCTACCATTATATAATGGATGTTACAGATGCTGTAAATAACATTATATTAAAGTATAAAATTCATTAAGTTAAAATTAATTTAACGTATAAAGGAGGAAAAAAATATGCCTAATTTTGGTCAGGCTAAATCCAGCAAAGTAGTTGGTAACGACTATCGTTCAGATGAAAGCCTTGGATTTAAGGATGAAGTAAAACATATATTTGAATCATATACTGCACAGGGTGTAAACCTCGCTAGAGACCTTGATGATGTTATCTTTTCTCCAACTGCAAGAGAAGAATTAGTAAGCAATGTTCTTGAATCATTAACATCAAGCCCAATCTTCACTTCAGATGAATGTACAAGATCACCATTCTATAACAACTATGCTGCTAGAGCAGAACAGCTTCTTGAAAACTCTCTTACAGCAGTTGCTACAGAGTCAGCTATGCTTGGTTATGCTCCTATCGTTTCATATAACCCATTCTTCCTTAAGAAACAGTGGGTTGCATGTGTATTTAAAGATGTACTCATGACAGAAGTTCCAGCTTCTCCAGTTATCAACCTTGCATTTGAAAAGAGATATCTTAGATCTTTATCAGGTAAAGAATATCCAATTCCAGAATGCAACTATGATGATGAAATCATGAAGGAACTTATGAGCGAAGCTACAGGTATCTCAATTAAAGAAGATCCTATTCCAATCACATCATTTAAGCCAGCTCTTAATATCCTTACACCAACATACTTCCCAGGTATTGTTGAAGGTGATGTTTCACAGGAACTTACAGCTGATCTTCATATCTGTAAAGTAATTCTTACAGGTGATTATGAAGTACCATGTATGATTAAGACAGACATCACAACACATAACTTCGTTAAAGGCGAAATTAAGTATGATGTTAAAGATGCTGATGGTAACGTTACAGAAACAATCGAAGACGAAATCATTGGTAATGTAAACTTCAAAGATGGTAAAGTTTTCCTTACATGTGCAAATGATAAAGTAGAATCAGTTGTACTTCGTGGTAAACTTGCTAACAGATTCAACAATAGATCACTTGACGTTGTTCGTAGAGTTGAACAGCTTCAGTATGTAATGCCTGAATCTGGTGCTAGACTTAACAGTGCTGTTACAGTTGAAGATGCTGCTGACGCACTCGTTCTTCAGAAGATCGATGTTATCGCTGATAATATTGATATCATGGGTCGTACACTTGCTGACCTTGAAGACTTTGAAATCAGAAACTTCCTTAACAACTCATTTGAAGCTCAGAAAAATGCTGGCGTTGGCCCTCACGGTTATGAACAGCTTATCGTTGAAGGTGGCTTCGATGCTCTTCCATACGATACATATACAAGAAACATCTCTGAATGGATGAAAGATTCAAGAGAATACTTCGAACGTATTCTTGCTGGTCTTAAGATCAAACTTAAAACTAACGATGCTATTATCGTTGCAGTTTGTCATCCAAACCTTATCAGATTCCTTCAGGATGGTATTAACTGGGTATTCACAGATGATACACAGATTTCTGGTATGAAGATTTCATATAACTTTGGTATCTATACATCAGCTCAGGATAGAGTTCATATCCTTACATCACTTTATATGAAGGAAGATGACGGTATTAAGTTCGTAGTAATTCCACTTACAAATGAACTTATTACATTCAAACATTACAAATATAATACTATCATTGATAGAAATTATAGAAACCCACTCTATACACTTACTCCAAACATTATGTGTACACATCGTACATTAACATTTGAAGTACTTCCTGTACAGGGTAAGATGACAATCACAGGTCGTGACATGTTCAGCCCATCAACTCTTAAGAGAGCAACAGCTGAAACAACAACACCTGATGCTGGTGAAGTTACTCCATAATTTAAATATATAAAAAATAGATATAGCATGAAAATGCTATATCTATTTTTATTTAATCTTTTATTTAGATGTGGATTTATCTACAAGTATTGTATCAGGATAATCGTCATTATAATATAATTCTAGACTGTTTTCAGAATTTGTATGTAACTTTATATCAAGTCCAAATTCTTTTGCCTTATTTAATAAATTTTTATAATCATTCATAATTATCCCAATCTTTTCATTCAATGATTCATCGACTCTAGTATATGGTAAGGATGATTCAGATTTACTTGAATCTATTGCTTTATCAATACTATTATCAGCATAATTCTTTCTACGAATAAATTCCATCAAATCTATTTCATCCCAACTATCCTTACCTTCTTTAAAATAACGATTGATGTCAATTTTTTCACCTGATGGTGTTACAACATCAACGACATGCAATGTATCAAAATCGCCATTTTTTGGGTCATATAGAAATTCCAATACTTTGACTGTATATGGATTTGATTTAGGCATATATGGCATAGTAATTGGAAACTGCTTGTTAATTAAGCTATTTATAAAGCCATTATTCCAACATCCACCTTCGCCATCGATGCATTTAACTCTATTAATATCTGAATATGTAATACTTCCATCAGGATGAATATCTTTAAATAATGAACTCATGCGTTTACACTGATATACCTTAGTACCATCCTCATTATCGTATGACTTATTCCATATATCATCAGTATCTTCTATAGGGAGTAATGGTTTACAATCTATCAATCTATTAAGTATGGACTTAGTAATTGATATAGACATTCCACTATGACCATCTTCGCATAATGATTCAAATGCTTTTAATGCACTCTCATAACATGCAACTCCATAATCCCAGTCATCGTTTTCACTATTACGTCTTTCATTTTTACACGCAAGTTCAATTTCTCTTTTTGCCCATTCTAATAAATCCATATTGCTTATCCTCCTGTGTTATACAATTTCCCAATCATTAGCCAACATATCTGTCTGACTTGCTAACCAACCGATAACAATTGAACCATCTGCGGCAACCATATCAATATGACCGTTAATCCATACGCTATCAATTCCTGCATAACCAATAAAACTTTCTACATGATTACGTGTTTCAGGCTTTAATTCATCACATTGAATAGAAAAACCTTTTGTAAGGTAAATAAACATTCCTTTATCATTCCATCCTTTTCTTGTAAGATGCTTTCCATCTTTCAATGCTTTTAATGCTTCACTAAAATCCATAGTATTTTCCTCCTTTATATTAGATATATAAATTATGTTATTTACAATTAAAGAATATATATTTATAACTTTAAATAATGCGGCAATTCACTAAACCTTTAATAATATACCAACCATAATATAATTTAATATAATATTTATTGATATTTAAGGTGGTGAATCGTATCATGACAAATAAAGATATATTAGAAATTAAAGAATTAGCAAATAAGATAACGCCAGATCAATGGAATAAATTTAAAGATATCTGCTTAGTTAAATCACTTCTTGATATTTTCAGAGGCAAATAAACATAGACAAGAAGGTGCAATATTTATGAGTCCCGATATGTTTGATTTAATTAAAGGATGTTTAATAGCTCTAATTACAGCAGTAGTTGGTGGACTATTTACATTAAAGAAAACTAAAAGAATTGATAATGAAGAAAAATGGAGAAGAGATGTTAATAATAACACTCTCCCTAAATGCGCATCTATATTAAAGAAACATTTTTATGATGCAATATTAGACACTCGATGGATCGATCTACCATTTAATTATGAATATAGAGCAACTTTTGATTCTAATATTTGTGAATTAGAAATAAATATCTTTAATACAGATAAGATGTCAGATGCTGACAATAATAAATATACTGCAAGAGCAAATGAATGTTTCTTGCATATTTATGAATGTGCCAAAAAAGATATTGATAACATTAAATCTAAATATGATATTAATGTAAATATAGTTGGCGATTGTAAAATTGGTGTAATTATACAAAATAAAATAAGATAAAAATAATAGGAATGACTGGTAAAGATCATTCCTATTAAAAATTTAATCACGCTCTACATATTATTAATGATATGAGTATGCTATCACAGTAAAATAAAAATACAGTATTCTGTATGTAGTTACCTCACTTCAAAATGTTATAGATTGTGTCCAATTTCATTCGCTCTTGAATGATTAAGCTGTTAGTAAATTCATTTAATTATTAGCATATTCGTATCATTAAGATAAGCAAAATAAAAATACCTAATACACTTTGTGTGTATTAGGTATAATTTTTTAAATATGTCTCATGAAATCACTAATTTCATTTCGGAACGTTCTTTCAGGAGCAATGAACACTCTACCTTCATCTGTATTAACAGAGAAGATACCATTTTTATCAACTGATGCTGATTCCATAACAGGATTAAGATTATCAATAATTCTATTTACTTTATCAGATCTTTCTAAAATAATATCTGTAAATGATTCCATAACATGTTCAAACTGAGGTTTAGTAATGATATTCTTAATAGGAACAGATTCATCTAAATATGCTTCTGCATGTGATGGAAGAATTACTCTATCGTGAGTAATATATCTACCAGGACCAGTTACATCTGTACTACCATCAGCATTTTTTCTCTGTGGAACAAGAGTTCTTACTGAGAATGATGGCTGCATGCCCTGCATAATATTTCTCATCATTTTATATCCAGCACTTCCTGGACCTTCATCAAGAGTTTCGATAATACCATATACATAGTTTTCACCAACCCAATCGAAGCTAAGAATACGATGTGACATATTATTAGGGTCTATTGTAACAATTCTTTCCATTGTAACATTTCCTGTAGGAGGAATAGGATGACCATTTTCTCCAGGAATACCACCTTTTTTAAGTAACTCATATACATGAGGCTGAGAAAGCATAGTTTTCATATGTTTAGCTTGCCATAATCTTCTATTTCTATTTCTGTTACCAAATGACTGTAAACATGCTCTGAATCTTAAGAATGATAATTCATTATTAGAACTCTTTCCTTCATACTGAATCTGTACTGGGACTTGAGGACTAGTTTCTTCCATTACTGCATAATAATCAAGATAATTGTCGGCAGTAAATTTAGATTCATTCATATAATTCACCACTTTCTTTTCTATTCTAATTAAATAGTTGTTAAAGTATTGAGAATCATGAAACTAACTTATTTAATAAAAAAATATGATATAATAAACATAAAATTAAATTAGGAGGTAGGTAGCAACTACCTCCTAATCCAGAAGAGAATATCATGCTATCTTTTTCTTTACGCCAATGAATGGTGATTTTATGTCTTTAGTATATGACATATGACCATTACCAGAGTTGTAGTAACATTTCTCTTCAACGTAACAAATATTGTTACGCTTATCCATGATGTATTTTACTAATACACCTTTGGATCTTTCGCCAGTTAATTTTTCTGGTGGATAATATTTATATTTAATTTTATATCTGTTATCCATGATGATACACCACCTTTCATATATTATTGCAGATATATTACTTGATATCTACTCTATAATAATATATATTTGAAAGGATTAAAATTGCGGATAACAAAAAGATTCATATACCAATAATAGGTATATGAATCTTTAAACCCCTAAATTTCTTAACTCTTATATCTATTGTCAAATATTATTATACAGTGTACAATTTATTATATTTTTCTAATTGAGAAAGGGGTAAGGATTTAATGACTTTAAATGAGTATCTTATGAATCCGATGGGAAAAGGTTCAAGTATTATTCCATCAAATAGTACGGTAAAACAAACTTACCGACAAAAGTATGAGACAATGAAACCAAACATTCGTGTTATGTGGTACATTGTAAGTAATAAGATATTGGTAGCACATGTTAAAGTTCCATCATCAACAGTTCCTACATTATCTTATGATGTAGTAATTGAATTTGATACTGATGGAAATGTATCAATTGATAAAAATCTTCTTATGGAACGTCCTTATAAAATCTTTTCCAATAGCCCATCTTTTATGTATACTTACGCAAATGTATACAACTCAAGAGGATTACTTTGTAAATGGTTAAAATCTAAATTCGATAAAATCGTATTTAAGAAAGCACCAACTACAAGAAATCAATATAATATAATTAGTTATGAAGAAACTACATATATTGCAGCATTATTTATTCAAGAAAATGTTAGACATATGATACCATCAAATCGATTGGGTACACACAATAATCCAGTTAAAGTTGGTAGCTTTAGTCGTATAGCAATTCATGTAAGATCATATGATGAAATTAAAGAGCAACGTGAAGCATATGAAAAGACAAAGCCAAAAGCTACGCCTAAAGAAAATAATAATGTTACAAAAGAAAGTAAACCAAAAGTAGTTTCAAAATCAAATTCTAATAAATCTAAAACTTCTCCGAAGACTAAGTCCGTTCCAAATACGAAAATGACTAAGTCTTCACCATCACAAAAGAAAACTAAAAAAGTTAAAAAGATTTAATTAGAATATATATGATTATACATGCAATATAAAAAATACAGAATGGGTTAGGTGACAAAAATGCAAAAAGGAAATGGAGTATATTACAATAAAAAAGGTGAAGAAATTCCTAATTTATTAACATGGGTTCCTACAGATGAACAAAAGTTCTTTACTATAGATCATGATATAGTTATAGCGAACTATTCTGAGACATTTAATATAAATCCAGATTCATCAATATCACAATTTGTAATTATAAAGAATCATTTTAAATCTAGAATGCCAGATGTAGTTCAGCATATTAATTATTTCTTAAACTTCTTTGATGAAGAAAAAGAATTATATTTATCTATCTTATCAGTTAAATTTAATATTGATCAATATAGATCAATGTCTTATAAAGTATTTACTAAGTTAATAATGAAGAATGTTGTAACAGATTCATTTATTACTAAAATAAGAGACATGGCTGATTCACTATATCAGTTAAATATCAATACAGATAAGGATGGTAAATATAAAACAACACCAAAAATCACAAATGCACATGCAAAAGAATTAGTAGCAATATCATTTGCAATGAGAATGATATTACCATTGTGCATACACTACTCAAATATCAATTCTAACTTTGTAGCAAAAAGGGATTACATAGCTTGCTTTGATAAAGTATTTACTAAATTAGTAAATAAATTTGAAGAAACTGGTATTCCTATCTTTGATGCTGTATGTAGATTTGTAAAATATAGAGTAGACAGAGCCTATAATTCAGATAGTATTATCTGGAATAAGAAAAAGCAACTTAGTGGAATAACATATGAAGAATATTTCCAGACATTAATTCATGAAGTTATTCTCGTAAAGAGTTTATATAAGTTAACATATACTAGATCGGTTGTATCTTTTATAGATGGTATACTTACACACTCTTATAATCACTTTAAATACGAAAACTTTAAGTTTAAACCAGTGGAAATTGAAAATGATGATTCATCTGGAGATGAAGAAGATTATCTGTCTCATGCAGAATCACTTGAGATGAGTATTTATAGAATAGACGAAAGTAATATTCTTATTAATGATGTAAATACCGCTAAGGTATTAGAATCTATGAGTGAGAAATTTAATATTAAGATTTCAGATGAAGAATTTGAGTTCTATAACAAGCACTGTGTATTTAACTTTATAACTAAAATGCTTATGCATGCATTCTATTCAAGATATTTTAAAGATAGTAATGCAATCAATGCATTAAATAGAGAAGAAACTATTAAGCTTCTTATCTATATGAAAAAGTTCCTTATGTATAAAGGAATGGTTATACTTCCTCAGATATGTACTGGAAAAATTAAAGGAAAGTATAAGGATAACACAATTAAAAATTGCAAGTTTATTGAAAAACTTGAAACTTCTAGTGTATATAATAATATCATTAGAAAAAAATATAGACTCATTGATGAGTTAAATGATAAGGATAATGTAATAATCAAAAGATTATCAACTATAATAAATTCAACATTTATCATTATCGATTACGATGATCAATTAACAGATTATGTTTACTCTGACGTAAATATCGATATGATTATAGATGAATTTATGTTATTCTTAAGTATTATTTAAATAAAAAAGAGAACCTTCGAGGGTTCTCTTTTTTATTATATCCATAATGGATATACAATTAATCATTTATAAGCGTTTGATTATTTATTATATTCTTTAATTCATTTGCACGAAATAATTTACAATTCACTGATTTAATTCATTTACACTATGTAATTTATCATTGATTCCTCTAATTCATTAGACCTAGATAATTTATCATTTCCTTTCATAATTCATTTCCAGCATTTAAGTTATCATTAATCATTGTAATTCATTTATAATTACTAAGTTATCATTTGACTCTATAATTCATTTGATATTCCAGATTCATTATTCAGCGTATTAATTCATTTTATCATGCTGAGTTATAATTTCCCTCCCTGATTCATTTATACTGTCTAAGTTATTATTGCGTTTGATAATTCATTTGATGTGGTTAATTTATAATCGTTATTTATAATTCAGTTGAAGTGGTTAATTTATTATTGGGCATTGTGATTCATTCTTTGTGCATAAGTTATTATCCAAATTTCTAATTCATTTTGTCAATATAAGTAATTATTTTTTGATATAATTCATTTATGTATTATTTAATAAGTTTTAAAATAGCTGATTTCTTATCATCTGGTAAATTTCTATAGAAATTTAATAGCATTAACTCATCCTGCAATAGACCAACTTCTTTATCGGATGCTATATAATATTTTAATAAATCTGCACCAGAAGCTTCTAAAATTACCATTGATGATAAATTTAGTGCTTGACATATTTTATCCAATATCCATACAGGATCATTATTAATCATAAACTCATAATCTGTTGAGTTTATATTGCATAGCTGTGCTAATTCATAATCTTTAAGATTATGAATTTTTTGTATAACGCCTATTCTATTTATAGAGATATCATCAAGTGATATTGTCTCTTTAAATAGATTACTTTTTGCAACTTTTAGCATGTTACTCATCCTCCTATTATTAAATATAATTTCAGTTTATCTATTATAATGATATATGTTTATAAATATTAGAAATACGCTATAAATTTAAAATATGGGATGACTAAAACATTCTTATAAAATTAAAGGTAGGTGACAAATTATGGCACATCTCATGAATGTTGAGAAATCCAAGTATATAAATACCCAAATTTCTATATATGCCGAAAATAAAGTTGGTCAATATTCCAAGTTCCTTAATAAGAATCCTATATTCGTTACATACTACTCTGTAAATATTGTTATGAGTAGAACTGATGTCGGAACTGGTGGTATACAGCAAGAAATTGGAGAAGATTCTCCTTTAAGATTTAATAAAATTACTAATTTCCCAATATATGGTATTCCAGATTTAAGACCTGATATTGATTATGATGAAACTGGTATGGATGTTAACATGGATATTAGTGACTTAACATTATTGCCTAATACAATTAAGCCACGTTCATGTGATTATATATTAGTAAAATTACCACAAACTAAACAGTACTTATTTAGAGTAAATATGTTTAGATATAACACAATTCAATCTAATGACTTCTATACATGTGAAGCAGACATTAAAAAAATTGGTGATAATCTTGAAGAATTAATTGATAAACAGGTTGTAGAAACATATGATACAATATTTGAAAATATTGGTACTCAGGATAAGTGCTTCTTGAGATCAGATGATACTAAGAGTGTTATAGAGATTGCATCTATTATCAAAGAATTAAGAGAATATTATATGAATATTTTTTATAATAAAGAAACTAATTCTATGGTACTATATGGTACTCAGGAATATCCAGATATATGGTATTATGATTATTATATTGCAAAATTCATAAATGAATCTAATCTATTCTATGATAATTATTCCGATAATGCGTTACTGCTAACATATAATGATTTAGTTCCTCTTAACTTTGATTATCAGTTTAAGAGAACTTTATATTATGCTGTAATGACAAAAGATGTTAAATTTATGAATTTATATAACTATTATTATCAGGCTACAATTGCTAAAAACTTCTCACCATTTATTTTGAATGATATTCCATGTCATTCAATAAGACTTCATGTTTGCGAAAGAGAAGCAATGGGCGAATCTATACAGGACGGTACAAATATTCTTCACCCATATTTTCCAATCGAGTTCATAAAGATACTTAAATCAGGGGTTTATGAAGAACCAACTGAAGAAAATCCTGATAATTTATACAAAATGAATTATATACAAAAACTTATATTTAATTATCTTCATGATAAAAAAGAAAATGTAAACTATTCAGATATATTGCAGTATGCATTTAATCATGATATGGATACATATATGTATATGCCATTAGTTATATTCATACTCAAAAAAATATATGATGAATATTTTATAAGAGACACAAACCAAGATATACTTGGTTAATATTTGCATGGTTAGTATTTCTACTAACCATGCATTTTATTTTATATTAGGATTCATAATCAAGAAGATAATCATTGATAATATCTTCATCTTCACATGCATCATCGATAAGATCAAAGTCATATTCATCTGGTGACACCACATCATTTAATATACTCATAATTGTATCGATGTTTATAGTTGATGGTTCAATCCAAGTTCCTGGTCTATCCTTAAGTTCTCTTGAATATGGAACTTCTGGATGAATATATCCTCTATGTACAAATCCATCAGGACCAATTTTACATGTTATATATGGTGCATATGGAATATATCCGGCTACAAGACACATTTCTTCATACAAGTGATGTAAAAATATCTTTTCTGCCCATCTAATTGCTCTCATCTTGATATGTGGAGGTGGTAATTGACCATTGCTATAATATTTATATGCATCTGTATCTTTACCAATATTTTTTGTTTCAAGAATATGTGCAGCCTGCTCAGCGTATTCACCTTTTTCATTACGGGTTGTTTCTATCAATTTTCTAGTCTGATATAATCTACCATAAAGAGTTTTAGGTCTTTCAGAATTCTTGATAAACGATTCACCGATTTTCCACATGAGTACTTTAAGTGACTTGTTATATGGTGTCATTGATAAGTGTTTTAAAAGTTCTTTTTTATCCCTTTTCACATTACCATCTTTATCATATTTCAATTCATACTTAACATGACCTCTTTTATCTTTTACTTTTTCCTTAGCAAGGCAATTTTCCGCAAGTGTATTTACGCTTCTACCTGTTAAAATAGCAATTTTTGCAAGATGTTCGTCTGTAATAGTTCTAGATTTTCCTATAACTTCATTAATAACAGCTTCTGCTTTTGTTTTACCTAACCAAGGTCTATTCTGATCGTCTAACCCAGCATAAGATACAATCTGAGATGGCTTTCTTAAAAATCCATGCTCATAATCATATACTTCAACATATGCAAGACATCCAGCTGCTAACACTGGACCAATACCAGTTGCAGATAATAACCATCTACCAACTTCACTACTCTGAACCACAGCTTCAAGGACCTTTTTGATGTTCTTTTCTTCTTGTACCGCATTTGTATATAACATTTTAACGATATGCATATTGGTATTTGAAGTGTCATCGTATCCCTGCTCGATTGATCTAATGTTATTTCCGAGTCCGATACGTCTTTTCTGCGTCTTATAATATTCATCGATTAGTAAACGCATTTCTTGTCTAGTTAAATTTGTCGCAATTGCTTGAGCATTTTTTGGTTTTATTGATTCAACAACTTTGAGTGTCATCACTATATTATTTTCTGTTGATACAACATCGTTTTCTTCATAATATGGTGTGTTTTCTCCCCACTGATCCTGATCTTCGTATGGGAAACATACTTTACTCATGAATTCACTTGTTGCCTGTTCTGCTAATGAATTATTAGTTAAAACATTCTCGTTTACTACATTCTCTTCCTTTTTTCTTCTTCCCATTTTGATTCCTCCTTAGTATAAGAAATTGATTAATTATATTCTATATAGAATATATGTCATTTGTATATTCTATACACAATAATAATATATGAATAAAAAAGTGTAAAATACGGATAAAATAATACATAGAAGACTAAAAGTCTTCTATGTATATAATTATAAATTTTATCTTTCCACACATAATGAAGATGGTGAATGCATATTACCCATTGAATCATCAGTAAATGAATCACCAGTAAATGAATCAAGAATTGGCTGTCTGTAATTTGCATTAAGTGGATATGTTGCTATAGGCAATGTTTCTTTAATAGCTTCACAAATACCACCAGCAATAGCTTTATAGTTGCTTACTTTATCTGCAAGCATCTGCTGTTTACCAGCTTTTCTATCATACATTCTATTGATAGAAATAAACTGATTACTTGTAAGAATTAATGAAAGAATTGAAATCATACCTTTAAGAATTTCAATATCAGTAGACACTGAATTGATAACTGTGAGTTCATCTCCGATATCAAATTCTTCGGTGATAATATTAAAGCCCCAGTTATTTCCTGCACAGATAGTAAGAATTTCATCTGCAGTTACATCCCTAATTCCATCATAATCTTTTCTCCAAATTGCATTATCATCTCCATCATATTTACTTCTCATAACATCTTTAGAAGTATTTTTGAATACTGTATAAAGCATTTCAAGAATAACATATTCGAGACTATCATGATTCTGATTGAATATAAGTTCATTAATAACCGCAAGAGTTGTAAGATTTAAACCTTTTACATAGCCGTTTTCAAATGCTGATCTACATGCTAATACAGCATCATCAACTGAGTCTTTAGTACATTTCTTTTCTAATTCAGATGAACCACCAATTTTGATAGTAGCCATCTTACCATATAATTTCGTATATCTCTGATAAGCATCCATATATTCTTTATTAAGCATAGATGTATTTTTATCAGCTTTATTCTTAGCCGCTAAATATTTCTTAGTAACTTCATCTAACGTCGCTTTATAGAAATTATTATTTGTATCATATCCTCTAAGCACTAAATATTTATCTGTGATTGTAATATCGTTTGTAAAACCAATGCATGATTCGATAATTTCTTCTACAGTTTTACCCATATACTGATCTACATTAAGAATAGTATCTTCAATCTTTTCATCTGGATGTTTATCATTAGATACAATAATGTTGCATGCTCTTACTGTACCATAATCAAATACCTGAGCATTTGTAAGCATTACTACGTCAGATAAGTACTCTCTATGAATATCCATAGAAAGTGGAACCTGAATCATTAAAATATTAGGTGCCTGACCTTTCTGTAACATACTATTGATAGTTGATCCAATTACTGTAGTAATTACGTCATCATAATATGGTGCAAGGATAATTACTTCACTATTATAATAATTAGCATATTTACTAAGCATAGTAATAATTTCACCATGCTGTGAATATGTAACATTATGGTCAAATACAGCTACCATAGTCTTATTAGTTTTTTTGCAATATCCTTCATCTGTATTGATATATGCTTTATGGTTTAATAACTTACAATCAAGTCTATATCCATCTTCAATTTCATATGTTATATCGTTACCACCATCAAATGTGACAAAGATATTACCATTATTAGTTTTCTGATAAATATCCTGAAGCATATCTGATAATTTATCATTGCCATTAGATGAGATATAAGCAAGTTTTCTGATATCTGAATAATCACCATCACGATTGATAGTATATAAATATTTTTCACTGTAAAGTTTTTCAATGATTAAATCTTTTACATTTTCAAGAGCATCAAGAATTTCTTTCTGACGAGCATTCTTGATAATTGGTTTAGATTCCATAATAGATGCCAATTCTTTAATAAAATAATTAGCTGCTACTAATGCTGTTGTTGTACCATCACCAACTTTACTTACAATATTAAAACTAATCTCTCTGATAAGTTTAAATAATATATTGTAAATAGGATCATTAAACTGTAACATTTTTAATGTTGTATAGCCATCTTTAGTTGCATATGTAAAAGTACCATCATCAAGTAATGTTGTATGTGCATATGGACCTAAAGTTTTCTTAACCATATCTGCAGCTAATTCTGAAATTACAAGAAGAATCTGTTTGTATTCTTCATCTGGAATGATATTCATACCTGATTTGATATCATTATAAAGTGATTCGTCGATTTTAAGATTTCTCATGTTTTAATCTCATCCTTTCGCATCTAATCTTGTATCTGAAACACATGAAGGGAACGCATAAAAAATATTGCAATGCTTCTTAATTTGAAGTTTTTCAAAATAATCAAAATGTTTTCGATTAAGATTGCCCTCTTTATTTGGTTCCATGTTCTCCATTGTATCATTTAAAATAATTAATTTATCTTTTAGTATATCTGGATTTTTCATACTTATATCATAAAGTTCTTCTGATCTTCTCATCATAAGTGTAGTAGCCTCAGGATGATCATTGAGAACTTCTGTAATCGTTCCATTAACTAAAGATATTTTATGTCTAGCATCTTCATTGTTTGGAACTGAAGATGCAATATAATTTCTTAACTTTTCATCCATACCATCATTAACGATATATAGATGCCTTACTACTTTACTAGATATAATATTATATAATGCTATTTGCATTCTAGTAATATGTAACCAATCAGTATTAATAGGAAGCAATGATTTAATGTCTTCTTCTATTTCTTTTCTATCTTTATCCGATGTTTTTCTATCGTGCTTTAATGTTGATAACATAGTTACAGTATCAACATTAACTGAGAATTCATATAATTCATCAGATGTAAATTGAAAATAGTTTATAATTTCTGGATACTTATGAATCCATTTTTTATAATCTAATATCATTGCCCTAAGAATAGCCTCGTTAAAATTTCTTAATACTCCATCATACTCTACGATAAATATTTCATTTCTATTATTTTCTTCATTAAATGGAAATAAATAATCTGGATCATTTTTGACCGCCAAAAAAATCACTTCCTTTATGACATAGAGTGTTGGTTTGCTGATATAAATAATATTATACCAGCAAACCTTTATATTTTAATTTAACATATTTTGGAGCCCATCATTATCCATTTCAATAATTGCTGGCATTGTGCCACTTGGTCCTTTAACATTACTGCTATCCCAATTTACTGAAGTAGATGATGTTGCACTACTTGTCATATTAGGATTTACACCAAGTGCTGTAGCAATCTGAATTAAATAGCTCATGATTCTTTCATTACTATAAGCATTAGCATGTCTATCAGAATGAGCCATTGCATTAGAAACTGCATAAGTAAATGCATCAATAAGCTTAATGAATAAGAACATACCACTCTGTACATCAGCAAAAGTACATTCACCAGTTTTAGCATCATAACCTTCAACTACTGTAACATCAACAAATCTGAAGATGTGTGTTACAGCTGGAGTTCTGGATGCTTCAATACCTGAATGATATCTTAATTCACATTTTCCATTTACACATGCAATTTCAAATATAGATGTTTTATCTTTGTTTGTAAAAACACCACCATTATAATCTTTGCCTGCTGCTAATGCTGGACTAAATGAATTATTAATAATTTCTGATAATGCAGCAACTCTATCGCTAGTAAGAACTATATTAATTCGTTTTTCTTTAGGATATTTATTTCTGCCATTACCATCTACTTGTGGATACATAAGTGATAAACTAATGCTTTCATCATATAATGATACTTTGAGTAATAAGTCATCCTTTCCATTAAGGAAAAGAGAATTTGTATTAGTGTTTATTTTGACAAAATTGTTTGAGTCTGCCATAATTAATCAGTCCTTTCTTTATTTATGATAAGTGTTAAACTCGTATTTTTATTTTATCAAGACTTAATTCTGATACCATATGGCACATGTTTATTCTTATAATGCTCTGGTAATCTTAACTTTGCATCTCTTAATGTTATGAGCTCACCTTCTGTATCAAAAACTACAATATCATTTGGCAATCTGTTAAATAATCTTGTTGGAATAAGCCAAATTTCACCAACTTCTTTAATATCGTTAATTGTCTTACTTAAATGATGTGCAATAACATCGTAAGTGGCTTTATTATATTGACGGTTCAACTTTTTTAATAAAGAGTGAAAATCCCATTTTTTGAATCCTATGCGATTAGCTTCAGTTTCAGTTATTGTATTAATATTAATTGTATTTATTGTCATTACAGTGCCCCCATTATACATTTAATTCATATTCTTTAATTAGCCGTCTGGCCATCATTCTATTTACTTTAGTTGCTGGAAAAATAATAATTTTCTCACCATTTGTCCATATCGTATGACTTGATTTACAATTACGTTTAAGCACATAGCCATTACGACTTAGCACCTTTTTAAAATCTCTTGCAGAAAAACCTTGTGCTCTCATAGTTATTTTTATACCTCCCCATAAATTTATCAATGATATAATTTTAATACCATGTGGTATGATATGATGTTTAAGCCCTAATAAATTAGGCTCATTCTATCAGGTGAATTGTAAACATCCGAAAATTTCAGTCGATTTCCAAATTTATTGAAAACTTCCATATTCATTGGAATTGTTTCAACTAATGCTTCATTTATCCTTTTATGAGACCATATTTCATAAACTTGGGAAATCTCAATCATTTGATTCATCACACTAATAAGCAATTCCATTAGTTCTTTTGGTTTTTTAGCATTTTAATACCCCCTTTTTATTAAATATTATATATTAACTTCTAAGAAATAATATATATTTGAATGTAAAAGAAATACAGTAATATCAATCTAGATAATTCTAGATTGATATTACATTTGACATGTGAGACACTGTACTAGTGGTCTTTAAAATATTCATACCAAGTGATTCCATAACTGGATGGAATAATGTAATGGTATCATTTATAATCTTATCACTATCAATAAGATCTTCAAACCATTCTGGTAATTCCAAATCATCATTCTTTGGTTTAGCTATATAATTTAACTTCATTTCTCTTATAGCTTTATTTTCATTCTCTAATATTTTCTCTCTTAATATTTCATATTCGTTTGGATACTTCTTAGAGAACCATTCCAAATTCTTTTTCTTTGATAAATCTCTTATAGGAATAATGTCAACATCCATAGGTAAATCTATGAAATATGATGGACATAATGTATTCCATAAATATACAGATTTATATCCCTGAGTAGAGAATGGTACAGCATAATTTTCAGCTGTCTGTACAGTTGCCTGTTTATAATAAGTTGACTCTCCAGACTTTATAGAACGTTTTAACTCATTCTTAAATCTAACTAACTTTAAGAATATATCTTCAACGTCAATACTTTCAGCTTTAAGAATATCTTCTTCACATAATTTAGTATAGAATTCTTTTACCGATTCTTTTGTAGTTGCTTTCTTAAAAGCAATACCTTTAATTTCTGGTTCCCCTGCACCATTATGAAGTAACTGACCTTCCTGAATCATTGCTAAGCATAAGTACCATTTCTTATTTTTTGTAAATATAATTCTTCTGAAATAGAATTCATTCTTCATACCTAATTTCTTAGCATATTCATCCGTAATATTCATCTTCTTACACATTGTAAATAAGTTCTTATCTACTACTTTACTTAAGAAGATAGTAATAAGATTTACACAGATATAATCTAAGTTATCATTATGAGGACCACAATTAATATTTTCTCTAACAAAATTCATCCAAGGATTAAGAGCGATAAAGTTAGAGTCAGTATCAATATAGTTAATAGTATTTTTATCAGTATATGCAGTCTTTCTAATTCTATCATATATAGGATAATTATAAAATACAAACATTTCATAAAAATTCCATAATTCATCTACAAGAGCTTTACATACTTCATCCTTAATAGAATATATTTCAGGTAACATTAATTCACCAACATTATTAATGATATATTCTAATTTACTCTTAATAGGTGCTAATTTATTAAATTCATAAAAGTTATTCTTATAATAAACTAAAATTCTTTCACTTGGACTCATTAAATAACAAATATTCTCTAAGTTCTTCTGAAAGTCACGTGTTATATTAAACTTACATTTCTTAAGTAATCTTTCATATACCATATCACTTGATATATCAGGACACATCTTTTTAAAATCGTATTTATTATATGATTTACATTCAGTGACAATATTAGTAATATAAGTGTATAATTCAGATACTTCATTAAAATAAATATTATCTCCTAAGAAGTTTTCAAATCCACATGCTGCTGTAGAAATAATATTCTTACCCATAGTAGTAATAGCTTCAGCTAAGAATATATTAAACAAAATGAAGCCCTTGTAGCCAAACGTGCCATAAGTTGAATTAAGTTTTAGTTTATCATTAAGCTGTGCTAAGTCAGCATAGAACCAATCAATTGAACCTTTTGGATACATTTTTCTTTGGTTTTTATGAATTTTACGATTTTTCATATTATCCATAATATATTCAATAACTGGATTAAATCCATAATTATGCTGTTGGAATAATGTACCTGCTGCTCCAATAATTAAATTATTATTGAATATTAAATCCCCTATGGATAATAAGTCACTATGAGCTTCCTTATTTTTATAATTATTAATAAGGTCAACTGCAGGATTTTTAAGATTATCTTCAATAATCTTATTTAGATACTTTTCAACTTTCTTATCATTTAATTCGCCATATCTTATGCGAATTAAATCTTTCATTTGTTTTTTCCATTTTAGCATTAACATTGAGTTACACTCATTTATGTTTGCCATTTTCTATCACTTCCTTTCATTATAATAATATATATTTTTGTCTAAAATATGCTAAAAAAATAGGTGTAAGGAAATTAAAATATAGAAGGATAAATTAATATCCTTCTATATTTTTTGATCTTAATACACAGATTTTACCATCTGGAAATTCTTTTAAATAATATATTCCAGTCATATTTAATGGTGTTTTAGTATTACCAAAATATTTGGTCATTATTCTACTTGCAATAGTATAATCTCTAGAGTCTTCACCCTTAGTTATAATATTTCTTAATCCTTCATGGATTTCATATCCAGTAAAATTAAATCTACCGAAATATTTTCTATTTAATATTTTGCCTCTGATTAAATCCGCTTTTATTTCTTCATCAGATTGTGCATTATACTGGTCATTTAATTTCTTTATCGAAACCTTGTTATTTATTAATGCAAGTCTATATTTTCCATTATCCGATAAAGGATTTTTATTATTCCAGAAATAATGTGTAAGTAATATATCAGCAAGATTATTACTATATTCATCTGAGTTTATATTATTGATAATTCCTTTTAATGATGTTTTGATATATAATCCAGAAAATATATTATCTTCCATATTTTCTAAAAATTCATCACTTATCGTCTTATCTTTTGCAATAGAAAATACTACATCAAAATTCTTATTCATTGTCATCATCCTCATTAAGTGCGTTATCCATATACAAATCATAATCATATTCTTCTAATAATTCTTGCCAATCATCTTCATTATATGATGCATATGATGGTCGTTCTAAATATATCCACGAATCCATTGATACAACTAAATCTGATTCTGAACATCCAATAATTTTACATGCACCATCTATGATTGTTTCTACAGACTTTGTTCTATTATGTGCTAATGCATATAAGTCAATAAATTTATGTGCCGGTAATAGAACTGGTTTAATTACATTTATAACATATAATATTGCATCAGCATTTACATGATATGGCTCATGCGTTATCGCGGTGCTTAATTCATATGACGCTGCCATATAATAATTTCCAATGTCTTCTTTATTATTGATATTTTTTGCTACCATATCATTGTATACAATATTTAAGTTTTCTATTTTCTTTACAAAATTTATGTAACCACATAAGATATCTGCAATATCTGCAATTGTACCACAAACGAAAGATATCAATGAAAGTATATTGTATATTATAATACCTTTATATTTTATAATTAAGAATATTACTAAAGATATTATAGCCGCTAAAAAGATAATTCTCCCCATTTTAATTTATTCTCCCCTCATTTTTATATTATTTTTATCAAAAAATAAATTAGAGACAAAATCTACTATTGTAGTTGTTTTGTCTCTAATTTCTATTTACTATCAGAATAATCCTTCAGCTTCATATGTTTCCATAATATTTACTATAGCTTTTGAATATTCTGTTTCATAAATTCCTTTTTCCCATAAGTTTGATGCACCAGTTTCACCATTATTGTAGCACATTAAAGCTTTATGTACATCGCCATATTCTTCAAGATATCCATTGAGCATATATGCAGCAGCCATTAAACTATCTTCTGCATCATATTCATTGAAATCTCTACCAAATACTGTATCGAGATAATCATAATTGATATCTCTAATCTGACATAAACCTTTATCATGTCCATCCGCACTTACTGCTTTTGGATTAAATGATGATTCTTTAGCTGCTATTGAATAGAGTAATGCTGGGTTAATTCCATTAACACCTTCAGGACCATATTCACTTAATGCAATACAAAGGAATCTATGAAAATCTTTTGAAGTCTGATCTTCTAAACCACTTGTAATTTTATCCCATTCAGTAATTTCAACTGGAATGAAATTAGTATTATCATTTTCGATAATTAATGATTCGTCTTCTGATACTTTAATTTTATCAGAATATACATATGTAGTATTATTATTTGTAATAGTTTTTTCAACTACTTCAATTTCATCTTTAGTGATAATTGTACCTACAACGTAACCTGCAAGACTACCGCAAATAGCAGCTAAAATAATAGCTATTAATGCACGTTTGATAATTCTTGCTTTTCTTTCTTTTGTATTTCTCTGGTGTTTTCTTTTCTTGATGTTTTCATTTACTTCTTCACTATAAACCATAACATCGTTCATCATTTTTCTAGTACTCATCATAATATTTTCTCCTTCCGCCATTATAAGGCTATAAAAATTTAATTATTAATAATTGATAAGAACCTGTCATTTAGTTATTATCACTATAATAATATATATTTATTTAATGCTAAAATACGGAGATCACACAAAGTATATCATTTATTAAGCATTTAATTTATCAACAAATTCTATAAATAACAGAAATTTCTAATATTTTATTTATATAAAGGAGGAAACTATCAATGTTTGATAAAGAATTTTTAAACGATCTTGCAATCGAATCAGAGATTGATGTTGATAGCATCGAATTAACTCCAGCAGATGAAGCATATATTTTCTTAGCTGGCTTAAAAGATGCTTGTGAAAGCGATCAGGAATATACAGAACTTATCGATGAAGCTGCTCTTGAAATGGAAATTTATGATCTTATTCCTAAGGCAGAAATTGTTACAGAAGCTAAGAAAATCGTTAAGACTGTAATTACAACTCAGTCAATGTTCTCAGCAGAACAGAAGAGAGCAGTTCTTAGACTTGCTGCAGCAGCTGAAGACCCTAACTACGAAAAATATAAAAAGTATCGTAATCTCATGAGAGAATATAGACAGAAACTTTATGATAAATATGGCTCAAGAGCTAAAGGCGTTGCTAGACAGGTTATGCGTAATAGCAAGAATAAAGCTTCTTCAATGAAATCTCCAGCAGGTAAGTCAATTGTTGCTAAGATTGATAAACAGATTGCAAAGACAGATGCTAATGCTAGAAATAACAAAGCAATTAAAAAGGTAAACGGTTAATTTAAATAGTAGATAATGATAAAATTAAATATCATTATCTACTATTATTTAAGTAATTTATCACACTATAACTATTTTATTATAATGAGGAGAGTGGCAATAGATGTATCCATTATTTAGCAGACCGGAAGAATTTTCAATGGCACGTGTATTAAAAATTGGTGTTGAACCAGAAGTATGGTATGAAAGAACTCCATACTCATTTATTGAAGTAATTTTACAGCAAAGTCATCTACTTGCTGTAATTGTACCAGAAGATGATAAAACTAAAGTTGAAGGAATTTTTAATTCTGATTCTCAGGTTATCGAAATGGATAAACTTGGAGAAGATGATGTATATATAATCATGAGATGTAAAGATTTAATTATCGTAATTGAATCAAATGTCACAATCAACGTACCATCATTTGGTTATTTCCAAATAGATTCTCTTTCAGATAACATAAAAGAATTAATGGATGGTCATGATGATGATTTGGTAAGAACTATTATCGATCTTATATGTGATTGCATTCGTGGTGGATATGTTGAATGTGATATTTCCGATGATCATACTTCTAAATATTATAGGATATTTTCATTAGAAGATGAATAAAATTATTATATCGAATATACTTATTTCAGTATATTCGATATAATTTTTAAAAATATTTAATAGTATCAATATCGAGATTAGCTCCATTGTCATCCCAATCCTTAAGAAGCTCTCTTTTATTTCTTGCACCTTCCTGCCAGTCATCTATCTTAAGCTGAATGTTACCAATACCAACTTCAAGACCATCCATACGTTTTAACTTTCCGTATAAATACTCCTGCATGTCATATAATGCTAACTCTAAAAGATTTGTAAATGCACCATCTGGTATAGTACTAAGGCTTATATCATGCTCAAGACCTACTGTTGCATAATATGTACCGCCAGCCCATCCATTATAGAGCGTTAATTCATTAGGCTGTCTAAATGAAAATGTCATTGCTTTACCCATAGTCTGTGCCATTGATGCAGCCAATTTAATATCAGAAATAGCCATTAACATAGCTGCTGGATCGCCATACATTCCCACTTGGGGAACATAGTAATCTGAATATCCGTATGGTCTGGCAACATCTACAGATATTACAGTAACTATACTAGAACCTTCATAATATCTTTTTGGAATCTTATATACCATTCTAGTGTCCATACCTGTAAGGCTAGGGGATATTCTTTCAGATTCAGATAATGTAATATATTCTATTCTAGGATATCTTACAGAAAATTCTTTTAATGCTGATAATCTAAATCTATCTAATAATTCCTGATCTGATACTGGTAATGGAAGATCGCGTATTCCTAAATTCTGCTTTAATAATGTTAAAAATTCGGAAGTATTATATAAAGACATTTATATTCCTCCTATCTAAATTATTCCATTATTAAATTAGTTGAGAATACATTAATTTAAGTAAGGTGGTGATAATCGTGGCTTCTATTGTTAATGATGAATTATTCTATGCAAAGAAATATTCTGATGAGCCATCAAATTATGATTATAAGTCTACTGTATCTGATGATCAAGGTGCATTAAATCCTGATATCGAAGCAGGATATGAAGAATTAGTCAATTCTGCTAAAAAGGTCATCAAACAAAGAAAACCAATGTATGACTTTAATACAAAAAATAAGTCATTCATAACGCTGTATAATGACTTACGAAAATTAGGGATTACCAATAATAAATTCTTTCTTAAGTTATATGATAAAGATTTATTAAATGTAGACCCATATCAAAAAGTATTACCATTAGATATACAGTTAAAGGTAATACTTGAATGTATTATTAACCCATGGTATTGGCTAAGAGAAGTTTGTAGAATTCCAATAGATGGTTCACCTATTGAAGTTGGTGGAGGATCCCCATTTTTAATAGATCGAAATAGTGCAGCTACATGGTATCTATTCTTAAACTATATTGACCATTATTCATCTAAGCCTCGTCAGTGTGGTAAAACACAAGATGCATTGTCTAAATTTAATTATGCAATGCACTTTGGTGCTATATCATCAACAATTTTATTTCTCAATAAAGATGCAGAACTTTCTAAAACTAATTTATATAGACTTAAATGTCAACGAGATATGTTACCTGCATATATGCAGATGAAAGTTAAGTTTAATGATGATGGATCTATCGAAAAAGAAACAGATAATATTACAACTATGAGAAACCCAATTACTGGTAACATTATTAGAGTTCTTCCACGAGCAACTAGCCGAGATGCTGCTATGAGACTGGGTCGTGGTCATACTGCTGCATTGCATTATTTTGATGAATTTGATTTCATTAATTATAATACTGAAATTATTAATGCCAGTGCATTTTCATATTCTACTGCATCTGAAAATGCAAAGAAGCAGAACTCAGCCGCTTGCCGTATATTCACTAGCACACCAGCAGATTTAGATAGTAGAGATGGTAAAAATGCTACCAATTTTATTAAAGGTACTGATACAATGAAAGGTATGCTAGTATGGAAAGATGAATACTTTGACATGCCAATTAATCAGTTCAAAAAGATACTTGGATCTAAATCGTACAATGGTGTAGTTTTCGTGGAGCATTCTTGGAAACAGTTAAAAAAATCAATGGCATGGTATGAAAAACAATGTCAGTTAGTTGGTTATGATGAAACTGTAATCCTTAGAGAAATTGAATTACAAAGGCTTAGAGGTTCTAGTACATCTCCATTTAGTAGAGAAGTATTGACATTTCTTGGTAAGAATAAAAGGACACCATTAAATTCTATTGACTTAAGTGATAACTTATCTTATATTGATTTTTATGAAGTTATTAATAAAGATTATAGATATATTTTATCAATCGACCCTGCTGAAGGTTTATCTGGAGATAATACAGCATTTACATTAATCAATCCTTATACTTTAGCACCTGCAGCAGAATTTAAATCTCCATATATTTCTCCACCAGATATGTTTAAACTTGTATGTAAGTTTATGGATAAATATTGTAATAAATCTCTTATTGTTGTCGAAGCAAATAGAGGTAGAGAATTGATTAATAGATTTCTTGAGTCTAAATATCGATATAGACTTTATTATGATAAAGATAAAATGAATAGTAAGGTTGTAGAGACACATAATAAATATGGCGCTTTACAGAAGCAATCACGTGAAAGACGAGCATATGGTTTCGACACAACCGCATCAAGCAGAC